AGAACCGACATGCGGGCTCGTATTCGAGAAATCGTTGTACGCATTCGACATCGAGACACCGCCATTCGGGTACGCGTTGTTGCTGCCACGATAAACCACACGGCTGGCTGCGGTGGATATGTAGTAGATATCACAGTAGTGTGTCGAGGAAGAACCCGAAACGGAACCCACCGGAATCACATCCATGTACTTGCCATGCGCTACGGCCGTTATCCATACGCCCGAGCTTATGCAACCTTTCACCATGCGAGTCGTGCCGTCAGGCATCCAGATGCGCCACTTGCCGGCGTTGCCGCTGTCATTGGGAAGGTCCACACCGTCCATCATGTCATATTTATGACCGTAGATATCCTCATAGCCAAGGCAGCAGATATTGTTCACCTGCGTAACAGTGGCACCGCCGTAGTCGTCCTCACCGCGATACCAGGCATACTGATGTACCATGTTGTCAATAAGCGAGTTTGTCACGTTGGGATTGATACCGTGTGCCTCTTCGTAACCGATGGTATCGGTCATTCCACGCGAAGCAGTGCCGCCGGTGACGCGGCTGTTCGTATGCTGACCAGCACCACATTGTTCTTGGCTGTCACGACGGCCATACTTCGCATAAAACAGGTTGGCGATACGCGAGTGCATCAGCGCGTCAATCTGTTGCATTCCGCGCTGGACAGAGTAATAATGGAAGTCGGCCCAGCTCATGCTCGCGGTAGTGCTGCCGCCGGTGATACAGGCGCGCAGCTTGCTGCCGACGACGCTGCTGCCGACAACCGCACAAAGATGCTCGTCGTTGGCAACCCAGTCGGGTTCCATGTCCTCGATCCGGTCGGAGTTGGAAAGGACTACCTTGTCGAACTCCACGGTATTCAGTATGGAGAAATGCAGCGCAGTGGCACCGGCAGGGACGTCGGCGATCAGGTACATGCCCGCCTCGAACTTGTTGGAGAGGGTCGGAACAACGATGGAACTGACAACGGCACCGGTATTGTCAGTGAACACACTGCCGACAAGGTTCGTACCGGGAACGCTCGGGAACCGGACACGCTTGTGCCCGTTGACGTTCACCTTGCAGACGGAATACGTGGTGTCGGCACTGTAGCTGTTCGCAAGCGTGTCCTTGCCGCTCATGATCTTACGACCGCTCAGGTAACCGCCGGCTTCCTTGATGTCATCCAGCGTGAGGATATCAGCATCAGGAACGGAGGGCATGTCATCCCGGCCCTTGCTGCTGTAGCAGGAGTAATGCTTGCCGTTCAGGTAGTCATTGATGCCCTTTGACCAGAAGAAGGGCTCGAACATCATTAGGTCACCCTCGCTACCGTCAAGTTTGGCGGGGCTGCCATCGGCATAATAGTTGGAATTATTGTCGTCAAGCGGGTAATAGGTCATCTCACCGTCGAGATTGTTCACCGTTGTATCGATGTTCGCGATCTTCACGTTGCGCGTGGTAGGCTTCCTGGTCACTTTCGCCAGCACGCGGTGACGCTGTTTCAGGATGGCGGTGATATGACCGCTCGCCCTGTAAGGCGCACCGTACTTGTAACCCGTCCTGTTATCCAGATTACTGACATTGGCATCATCAGCCACATCGTCATCGAACTCGATTAGCGTGTATTCGGGCTGGAGGATGTTCAGTTCCGGAAAGTGCATCTTCAGGGTGCTGTACGTCTCGTCATCGATGTAGCGCGTGAGCTGTACCGTACCCACCAGCGCGCACGTGTCCGTGGCGTTGCCTTCTGCGTCCACGCCGCCCATCTCCATGAACCGGTTCAGCCACGTACCGTCGTCTTCCCGGTCGATGTCGGTCACACGGATGCGTTCCACGCCGGAACAGCGGTTCAGCAGGGTTTCCCAGTTCAGACCCGGGCAGCCGTCAACGATAAGCGTCTTCACTTTACTGTAGTTCTCCAGCGTGAGCCCGTTTGTAGCCAGTTTGCCCAGATATTCCAATTTCAACACGGTCAGCGTGCCGGGAAGCCAGGCTCTCGTCAGCGGGGCACCCTTGGCAAAGGTCACGCTCTGTACTTGCGTGCCTCTCGCGTCAAGTTCCTCCAGCTTGGTCTGGTTCGTGAAGTCAAGCTCGGTACTGGTGTTGCTCCCGGTCTTGGCCTGTGCCTGGTTACGCAGGTTAACCTTACGCAGCTGGCGGCAGCTGCCGATGTTCAGCCACCAGCCCGTCGAGCCGGTGGAGGGGCTTTGCAGGTTCAGCTCACGCAATACGGTACATTTACCCAGGTCAAAACCGTTCTTCAGGCGGTCCGAGGCGCCGGTCATGTCAAGCACTCTCATGCGGCTCGCGCCGTAGATACGCAGGGGGTCGTTTACCGTGTAGGCCCCCGTGATTTGAAGGGTGGCCACCTTGCCGCCCTCCACGATGCCGGTACCCGCGATATTGGGGCTGTTGTTCGTGCCGTAACCGAAGGCGTACACCTCGCTCGCCGTGATCTTCACCACGTCGGCGGCATCGGAGGAGGCACGGGCCATATACAGGTCGATGTTGTCACTCGTGAAGTTGCTCGTGCCGTATTTGGCGTCCAAAAGGGCAAAACGGTTCTTCACGAAGTAACTGCGGTGCGCAGCGTTGCTTCCCTGGAGGGCGTAGATAAACGGCCACTTTTTGCCGTAAACCTCTTCCATGTTCGGGCGGATATACTTCAGGTAACCGCTCTTGTTGTACGCCCGGTCGCTCCAGTTGCCCGCCTGTTCCACGTCAAGCATCGACAGCACGCGCTCGACCGTCATTTTCGCGCGGTAAGCGGCGGCGCAGGCTTTCAGCTCGTCCTGCAAGTTGGCCAGAACGAGGTTCCAAAGCCAGCTATCGCGGCCCTCGAAGGCGTATTTCCCGGCCTCCGCGTCCCACGTGTCACGGTCGATCGTGTAGTCGTAGGCAAGGAAACAGTCGTTTCTCTTACCGAGCTGCGTGTCGCCATCATAGTAGGTGGTGTACCAGACCAGGCCGTCCCAGGTACGCAGGAGGATGTTCTTCGCACGCTGGTCCACGCTCGCGAAATAGTCCGTGTGGACGTAATAGGTCAGCAGGTGGTCCACGTCAAAATACTGCCCGACCTCCGTCTTGAACTTTTCACTCACGAAGGTGGTCAGGTCATCCGCGGTGGCGTTTGCCGGGACACATGAACGGATCCAGCCGAAAAGACGTTTCAGCGCGGACTGCTGGGCCGAGTCCAGGCCGGCCCATTTCACGTCGTCCGGGTAGTTCGTTTCAAGGCCCGCGTCGAAACCGGCGGCAAGGTCCGCATCACTGGAGCTCTGGAAAAGGCAGACCTTCTCACCGTTGTTCAGCGTCTCCAGCGTCATCGGGCAGGCAGGGATGTAACCGTCGAGCCCCTCCATGCCGAATAACCGGCCGCTTTTGCTCTTTTCGTTATTAAAGTTATACTGCCCGTAATAAGTACTCTCGCCATCGGCAGTCTCGGCACTGAACACATCGATGGGGAAACCGTCAATGCTCTGGCGGATTGTGACCGCGTTCAGGTCGCCGCCCGCCTGTTCCAGCTGGTAACGTTGCGGAGGGGTCAGCAGGCCCAGTTCCAGCATCACGCCGTTGTACAGTTTCGCACCGCCCGTATTCAGGGACATGGAAGAGTCGGAGTAGTCGGACTTCATACAGAAAAGGTCCATAGCGATGCTGCCGGGACGCATCATGTACCTGTTACCCCCAAGGGGATCCGGGACGCCGTTGACCTCGAAACTGAGGTTCGCGCCGCCCTTGGTATAGTAAATGCGGATGTTCTTGCTCGGGTATTTCGTGGAGCTGGTACCTTGGATGCGGATGTAGCAGTCACGAAGCACGAAGTCGTACTCCTTGCCGAAAGGGGACCAGAAATAGACGTCGGCGATGAAGTCGGTCTTCTTGTTGTTCGTCTCGTTCACCTCGTCAAGACCGCCGGCGCGAACGATACGCATCACGCCCTTACCCTTGGCGCGCAACTTGTCAATATCAACATCGCCGCTGCCGCCCAGAATGTCGTTCTCCTCGTACAGGCGCATCATGTCGTCGCTGCTGTCGGCGTCCACCATGCGGTTGTCCAGGAGCTCGTCGTCATTCAGGGCGCGGTTGTAGATGCGAATGTTCTTCAGCTCCACGTCGGCGGAAGAGCTGTCAATGGTGATGCCCGCCGGGGTGTCTTGGCGGAAGTAGTAGCTGTTGTCGTAGATGTCAGCACCGGCACGATTGCCGTTCACGTAAAGTTCCATCAGGCGGCCGTCACCGCGTTTGCCGATGACGAAGGCGACCTTCAGCCACTTTTCGGGGGCGAACTTCGTTCCGATCTTGATTTCACGGCTCGCGTCCTCGCCGTCCTCGTTCGTATAATGCAGGATCGTGCCGGTCTTGATGCTCGCCTCCTCGCTCGTGATGCTAAGGCCTTTACCGTTATCCATGCAGCTGATCACCTCGGCCTGGCGGTCCGTCACCCCCGATACACGGAACTCCATCTCGATGGTCGCACCGGTGGCACCGGCATCATCCTTGAAAAGGCGGTAGCCGATAACGGCCTTCGCGCCTCCGGTCAGTTTAAGGCTCTCACCCGTCCAGCCGTTAGAGCTCCAGTCGAAGCCCTCGAAGGTGGTCTTCACGCCGTTATACTCCCAGTGGGCCGGATCACTCTCACCGTTACTACGTCCGGAGGGGCTCAGCTTCACCTGGAGACCGTAGGTTGTCTCGCTGATATCGATGCCGCTATCGGCCACGTCGATGTGGAAAGTGTAGGCGGTAGCCCCGACCTTCAACTGCATCTTTTGGCGGCCTTCTTCAGTGAAGCGGTTCCGGTAGGTCTGGGCCGTACGGGGGACGCTCACCCTTTGGAGGAGCGCGTCGTTCCGGTAAATGTCCACACTCGCCGGGGTGGTACCCGGGTCATAGGCGGTAAATTTGAACTCGCAGTTCTCGTACCGCCCCACCCCGATGACCGGGGAAAGGTGGTCGGCACCAGTGAAGATGCGGCCGTCCCGGTGGGTGACCATCAGACCCACGTAGGGGGCGCTGCTGCCGCTCTTCAGGATATCGATATAAATGCTCTCGCTTTTGAGCGTCAAGCCGTCACCGGCATCCATCTCGGCAACCATCTGGACGGTATGACGCCCCACCGCCAAGGAGGACATGGAGAGGGGGAAACTGCTGTTCGTGGTACCGCTACGGGTCACAGTATGGGCATTCTGTTGCTTGCCGTCAACGTACAGCGTCACCACTTTCGTTCCCGTACCACTCACGGCGTAGGGGATGTTCACGGTCTCCTGCGCGCCATAGCCACCGGAACCCAGCCCGGAGGCGATATTGTAGCTGCTGGAAAGGGACAGGGTCACGCTCCGCACGCTCACATAGGCCTGTCTCTTCTGCGCCTTTCCGGTCACCGGGTCGGTGGTCTCAGCTATCACGTAGATATCGCTTGTGCCGGCAAGGAGGTATTTCGTAAGATCGAGCGTGTACGTGCCCTTGCTCACGTCCTGGGAAGTCTCCGAATAGGTGGTGGTGGCACCACGCTTCACCTGGACGGTAATTTTCGCTTTCTGACCGGTACTCTCGCCCTTCTCGTCACCGCTGCCGTACTGGTGGTCATAGGTATAGGTAAGCCTTACAGTGTCACCCTCTTTGACGGTGGGCTTGTCCACGTCCGCGCCCAGAATGATTTTCGTGGTGCCGCCCTCCCCACCGCTACCGCCACCGCCGGCGGGGATGTCGAAACCGGTCACCTCGACACCGCTTTTGTTCTTCAGGCTCACGTGGACGGTGGTCTCGTCATCACTCAGTTCGGCGGAACTGTCGAAGATGGTACTGGCTTCCACCTCGCCCAGTTTCGCCGCCACGGCGCGGTTCTCGACCGGGTTCGTGCTTTCGGCGTTCAGGCTCTCGTCCACCTCCACCTTCTCGATGGTCAGGCTCACGTTGCCCTCCGCGTCAGGGATCTGCTTCTCGCCGTTCACCGTCAGGCTCTTCATCATTCCGGCACCGCCGAAGTCCTCCCAGCTTGCGGGCTGTTCCCATGCCGTCAGGCTTGTACCTACAAATTGTTTCGTCTCCCATCTGCCCTGCGCGGCCTCGTAGGTGATGCAACGGCCCTTGTGCCGGTATTTCACGTTTACGGCGGTGATGGCCGTCTCCAGGGTATAGTAACCGTTCTCCAAGGGAACCTCCTCCGTCACGTTGTACGTGTTGCCGCCGCTCCCCGTACCGCCGGGAATGTCGGTGGAGGTGATTGCCCGCCCGTTACGGCCCAGGATGGTCAGCTTCACCGTGTCGTTCTTCTCGTCAGGGACGGCTGTCATGCTACCAACCAGGCTGCCGTCCACGGCTGCGGCGGCATCCTCCGCCTTCTTGGCGGCGGCGGTGGCCGTACCGGCAGCGGCATTGGCGGTTTCAGCGGACCTGTTTGCGGTACCGGCGGCGTTCGTCGCGGTCTGGGCCGCATTGGTGGCGCCGGTCGCGGCATCATTGGCCTTCGTGGCGGCAGCGTTCGCCGTAGCCGCCGCGTCTTCCGCCGGTTTCCGCAGCAACGCCACCGGCGCAAGCACGACATCCTGCCCGCGCATTGCCGGAAGGCTCTTGATATTGTCCAGCGAAGTGACCTCGACCAGTTCATCGACACTCTGGCTCTCCGACTTGATGGAGTTCAGGATGTCCTTTTTCAATTCGTTCTTCTCTGTTTCTGTCAGTGCCATAAATTATTCCTCCTTTATTTCTTCTTTACTCGTATCAAGCATATCGATAATAGCGTCGCCCACGGAAGGGACACAAAGGTTCACGGCGGCAAAACGCACCAGTTTCTCGTCCTCGGAATCCAGCTCCATATCACCCTCGCTGTTGAATATCTTAAGGGCGAGGTTCTTGGCACGGACACCGTTTACACGGGTGTACAGCACATCGGCAAATGACTCACGGGCGTCACCCGTTACCGTTTCCTTACGGGATACGCCGGTATAAACCGGCAACTGTTTGAAATTGATTCTTACCATATTTTTTATGTTTTACGATCCAATACTTGTGCGTAATAGTTACCGCCGTCATAAATTAGCAGCAACTCCAGGACATCACCGGCGGCCATCTCTATATCATTGCCATAATGCCCGCCGTTGTTGTTGCGGAAATACAGCGAAGACTGGCCTTCCTGAAAGGTGACAAAGAAACTCTGGCTGTTCTCATAACGGGCAACCAGACGCACGAACACGGCAAACACACCGGTGGAGTTCATCACCTGCTTCATGATGGAAAGCGTGGGAAGATAGACATACCGTTTCACGGTGTTGTATATCAGCTGTGTGGTACCGAAAGAAAAGTCCAGCACGGTCACCGAGTTGGCGTCATTAAAGTGGCCGGAAGAAAGAAGGCCGCCCTGGCAGACGATGGCGCCTTCCGTATAAAGGGCAACGTCACGGTTTATCACGTTGTCACTGATGATCTTTACAGCGGGAAGATAATAATCACCCAAAGAGGGATTCATCTGACGGTAGAAATACCCGGCACAATTGCAGAGTGATGAAGAACCCGCAAGAGTGGGATCGGCTCCGTTGCCGATGGCCACCTTGACATTGGCGATATCACCAGGCGAAAAATAGCCTTCCTCGGACTGTAAACGGATAAGCCCCGGACGGATGGCGGCCAGTTCCTGCTTGTAACTGGGGTCGGTCCATTTGGACAGGTCACCGTAATAAAGCCCCTGGCTGTCAATAGAGAAATAACCGATCTTGCCGGTGTCGGCCTGTATCTCACCGAAAAACTTGCCGTTCCGGCTCTCGATACTGCCGTCTGCCAGAATCTTGAAATTCTGGTTGGCCGTCACAAGTCCCTCCAGTTTGATATGGTCACCCGTCAATTTTACGACGCTGACACGGTTGCCGTCAGCATCCGTCTCGTCCACGCTCACGCCAATAAGCGCCAGTTTTCCGTCAGCATCCTGGGCATAAATACCCGCACCTTCCGGTTTCACAACAAGCCCGGTTTCTTGCAGGAAATTCTCGTCCCTGTCAAAAACAGCGGCCGATATCTTCACAAGACGTTCCGACTGCTCGAAAAGAGTTTTATAACGGTGCGCCAGGGATTCAACGCGGTCAGTCGAGAGAATAAGCATGTACAGGTAGATGTCACCGGTAAAACTCAATTTAAAATCACCGGTACCGTTCCAGAGTCCGCTACAGGTATATTGTACGTAGCCATCAGTTACAGACAGTTCCTCTTCCACCTCCATCGAGTTAAAATTAGCAAAACCCGTTTTGTCAACATTCTCAAACGTCACGCGCAACGTGCCGGCCTTGGCACAACGGTAAAAGAAGGTCAGGAACACCGGGACGGCTTCCTTCTCCCCGTTGTCGTTCTCAGGCATGGAGGGGATACTTTTCAGGTTCTCACGTTTCTGGAGGATGTACTTGTTACGGATGCGGACAACCGTACGGCCGTCATCCTCGGTCACGCTTGCGCTGTCACCCTTCTTTGTCAGGACGTTACCGTTCGCCCAGATCCACCGGTTGCCCACAAGGAAGAACACCGTCTCGTTTTCCGTGTTCCATTTCTCCAGACCGGCATCGAACGACGGATTGTTCAGGTAGCCTTTCTCCGTGGCGAAGTCGTTCCGAAGGGCGGTCACCACGCTGGTGATACGTCCCTCGACAATCTCAAACTTTGTCTTGATATCCTCACCCGTCACCAGAAGGAACGTACCGCGCAGGTAGGCGTTGTCACTGTAAAGACCGTTGCCGTGCGGCTGGTTATCGGCGGGGAACCAGTCATCGCTGATACCGTCCAGGTTACCCAGGCGTGCGCGAAGGCAGCCGGTGAAGTTTTTAGCCTTCACACCGTCCATCACATCCAGACGGGGCTGACCGTCCCCGGTGGCGGATATCAGGATCAGGTTCTGCCGCAAAGGGTTATCCGTATTGCCCATCAGCACGCACTCGTCACCGGGTTCAGGAAAGGAGCCTGAAAATTCATCCTCACCCACGAGGATGGAGTTACCCTCTGTCGCCGCAACCTCCACCCAGTAACCTTTCAGGCTGCCGCCGGTAAACGTGGCGCAACGCATCAGGTCATGGGCCTGGAAACTGTTGTCCTGCTCGAAAGTGATTTTCCAGTACCCGTCCTCCAAAAGGGCGGTCTTTATCTTACCGTTGGCGGCACTGACACAAAGCTGCCCGCCAACACTGCGCACCTTCTCGATAAGCAGTTCCAGTACCACCATGACCTGGCGCACCGTCAGCTTGTCGATGGTAAGGTGTGATAGTGCGTCCTCCATCCACAGACGCCAGCCCTCACCTAAAAGCCCGTCCACGAACTGGGGGCTGCGCAGAAACTCACGCACGACAAGCGTCAGCAGTTCGGCGTTGCCCTTGCCATCGATGCCGCCGTTCTCCTCCTGACCGATACCGATACCTTCCTCAAAGGTGATTTTCTTTTTCGCACGGTCAGCCTTCTTCTTGCTCAGGTGCTCGGCCTGGCTACGGCGGGCCGAAAAAAGGTTGTTGTCGGTGGGAAGCGTGTTATCCCAGCTCCTTATGATGTCGGGAAGGTTCGAACCGGCCGTTTTCGTATAATTCCTCACCTCCTCGATACTGCCCTTCAGGCTTTCCATCACGCCGGTGGAAAGCGCGTCACCGATTTCGAGGTCCACCTGCGAGGGAAGCGCCACCTTACGCGTGATTTTCGTGATACGGCTGGAACGGAAACCCGTTTCCGGGAAATATTCCGCGCTCTCCAGACGTACACGGCGGCCGGGATAAAGGTCTATCTTGTTACGCTCGACATACACGTGGTCCGTCGGCCCCTTGTACACGGAAACGTCGATGGCATTCTCCAAGTTGTATTTGTTCACCGCCGTCAGGTATTCCTCCTCGGCAAGCGCGTAGTATTCGTCAGGCATGCGGATATTCCAGAGGATATACCTGTCACCGGCTTTCGGTATGAGATTCCCCCCGGGAAGCTGCGTGTCGTCGTCATACAGCCAGATCGTGATGATCTCGAACTCGCGCGTGTCGCTGTCGAAGTTCACCTCGAAATAGTAGGTGCCGTCCTCTTCCTCGCCAAGGCCGGCAAGTTCGCCCCCTTCCTGGAAGGAGACGCGTTTCACCTTGCCGGCAAGTTCGTAGGTGTTGGGATCGAAGTTCAGCGTGTCATCCCGGAAATACCAGATCACGAACGGGTGGCCGTCCTCATCCGTCACCTGCGCACTGCGCACCGAAGTCACGGTACCCACACGCCGGGGATAGATATCCGCGAAGGCGTCCTTCTCGTAATGATGGTGGATGCCGTACTTTTCCGTGTTCACATCCACGTATTTAGCACCGTCTGGAAGTTGCAGCCGGCTATGGCCGTATTTTTCCGGGTCAATGTTCCGGGAACTGCCGATCGGAAACAGACGGGTGTAGAACTTCGCGCCGTCGGCCTTGTCGCGGGAGAGTTCTGTCAGGCCTTTCCCGTATGCCAGGGAAATCTCCTCACCATGTTCGCAACGGCAGAGGTTCACAGTCTGGCCTTCTACCCACCACTCGGCACCCGGCACCTTGCCGGCGAGTTCCTTCAGCGCGTCGGGGCAGTACTTCCCCTCGTAGTCGATGACCACGTTCTCGGTGCCTTCCACGCGGCCCACCTTCCAGTCGGTGACACCGCCCATACCGTCATTGATAGATTTCACGATCAGCGCCATGTGCTCCCGCGGCGGGGCGGTCAGCGTGAACACCGGTTCCGGGTCGCCATCCACCACATTCAGGACAAGAAAACGTCTCATCAGGCTCTCGATGCCATAGAACTTCACGTCGTATTTCCACTCCTGCGTGCTGCGTTCGTCCGGCAGGTACCGTTCCTGGAGCCAGTAACGCTCGCCATCGAAATCCACGTAGTCGTTCACCTCCAGCGCCACATACTCGTACAGGGTGAAGGAGAGCGTCAGCACGTTGTCCGACTGGATCGCCTTCACCTGTGTCGAGCTGTCGTCCGGGGAAAGGACCGCTTTCGCCTGCCTGCCTCTGTCATATACCGTTAAAAGCATGTTCGAATGGTGTTTGAGCGTTGTTTAAATGATAGGTTCGGGTTCACGGAATTTCACCTTGAAGCGGCCGGCCTGCACCCCTTCCCTCCAAAGGTAGGTCAGCGGGGTGAAACCGGGACAATCCAGGTAATGCACGCGCAGCGTCAGTTCCAACTGCGGAAGATACAGCGAGAGCCACCCCTTGTCTCCGGTTTTCAGGAAAGAGATGAAGGATATGTATTTCTTCAGCCACTCCCCTTTGCTTGGGGCGTAAAGGGCAAAGGTCAGCGTAATGTCGCGCGCCTCGTTGGCCACTGTCAGGCAGTCGGAATATTTCTCACCGTTCTCCTCGCGTATGTCCACGGCAGTGTGCGCTTTCGTCTTGCTCGCGGCAAGGATGGCCTTCAGGTTATCACGCCCGCCGCGCTTCTCTTCGGTCAGGAATACGCCGTATTCCGTCCAGATATCGGTACCGTTCACAAGGAACAGGCCGCCCATGATTGGTTCCATGCTCATGATGATTTCATTCTTAGTCCGTCACGTATGATTCGTTTTATATCTTCCTTTATCTCATTGAGGAAACCGGCGCTTTTACCGGTATTCTCCGCGATCTTTGCCAGGTGTCCCTCGGCGCTGGCCATACGGCCCGCCACGTCCTCGGTCTTCTCGTCAATGCTCACCCAGTGGTTCAGCCCCGAGGTGAACATGCCCTCCAGCTTCGTGCCCTGGTCCTGTGACATGGCCGAGAAGCCGCCGGCGCGGCCGGTCTGCGTCGTGGACTTCCCCTCCTCCGTGATGCCGGCAGTGTCAAACATCTCCTCCTTCTTGGCACGGGCACGCTCGAAAATATCACTGTAACGTCCGCGAAGGGTTTCAGCTTCCTCCTTTGACAGGATACCGTCGCTCATGAACTCCGCAAACGTCTCCTGCCATTTCTTCAACTCGTCCGAATAGGTGCCGTTCACGATGGACTTCAGGATGGCGTTCTCCATGAACTCGTCCACGCTCGCGATCACGTCCTTGGAGTCCGTCTCGAAATCCTTCAGCAGGTCCTTCATGCCGCCGCGGATACCGTCGAAAGAGGTGTCCGTGATGGCTTCCTGCCATTGCTGCTGGAGTTCCAGCAGCGTGTTCGCGTCAGAAACGTACTCGTCAAGCCATTTGCTCTGGTCGTACTTGCCCGAATGGAGCTTCTCCCAGATGTCGGGAAGTTCCTGGAGCCGCGCCAGTTCCTCGGGGGAAAGCCTCCAGAGGGAACCGGTATCCCGCACTGACTTGCCCAGGTAGGCGGAAACCGTGTCCCAGTCACCGCTGCCCATGGCCTTGCCGATATAGTAATTGTTCGAGTGGTGGGCGGAATGATAACCCATCTTCGCCTCCAGCATCTGGCGGTCGTTCTCGATTTTCTGCTTCTGTTTGTCATAGGCGCTCCGGTAGTATTCGGTGGAGCGTGCGCCGCCGGAGCTGGCCATCTCGTCGGTCAGCTTCTCGATGGCGGTGGTCAGGTACTTGTTCGATTCAGTCAGGCGGTCCACCAGCGCGTTCACCTCCTTGGCGTTGCCGTGCGAGGAGAACAGGCCGAAGGTCACCGTGTCCAGGATATCCCTCACCCCGTAGAACAGGGAGCTGCCGATCTGCGTGAACAGTTCACCGGAAAGGATATTCTTCAGGATGCCGTTCACAGCGTCGAGAATGGAATCGATAAGGGAACTGACGATATAGCCGATGCCATCCTTCAGCACGTCAAGGATGGAAAGCACCGCCGCGATAATCTGCCCGATGATGCCGCCGTTTGAAAACGTCTCGGCAAGGGTGCTGCCCACGCTGCCCATCACACCGCCCATGTTCTTCGTCGCCTCGCCCAATTTACCCAGTCCTTGGGCCACGCCCGCAAGTGAACCGGATTTTAGACTCTGGAGACCCTCGGCAAGGCCGGTAAGGGATGAAACGGCGTTCGTGCTGGACGTGCGCAGGTCTTGTGCCGCCTTGTCGTTCGCCTCCGTCAGGGCGGCTACGCTCGCCGAGGCCGCATCGAAAGCCGCCCCGGCAGTGGCAACCAGTTCCTCCGCCTTTTTTACGGCAGCGGGGTCACCGCTTTCAGTGGCTTTCTTCAGTCTCTCCTGGGCTGTCACCAGTTCATCGGCGGCGGCCTTCTCCCTTTCCTTGGCATCCGTCAGGTCACGCAGGGTCACCTGGTAGGCGGCAAGGTCACGGGAGACATCCTTGAACATGTTCCGGTTGATACCGCTCGCACTCCGGTCCTCCAGCTTCGCGATCAGTTCGCTGATCACCTGTTTGTCCTCGGCGCCGGCGTTCTTATACTCGTCGGAGGCGGCATATTTTCTCAGCTTCGCCAGCGTGGGACGCAGCTGCTCTTCAAGCAGCCCGCCGAAGTTGCCGAAAAGCCCGTCCCAGTCGATATCCTCCTTCAGACTGGCAATCTCGGCGGCGGCCGTCTCTTCTTTCTGCTTACGGCCGAGGCGTAATACTTCACCATAGTTGCCCGCTTCCTGCGCCTTGCGGATTTTCTCCGCGTATTCCTGGGCGATGGCCAGCTTCTTCTGCTGGTATGTCCCGTATTCCTTCAGGTAGTCGAGCATCGACTGGCGGGCGGCATCGTTCTCCTCCCTGGTCACCTTCGCCAAGTCGCCGTCACGGGCCGCAGCGGCCTTCTCACGCGCCTCTTTCAGGGAGGATTCCTGCTCGCCGGTCAGGCTGCCCTTCTGCGCGTCCTTCCACTTCTTCTCCTGAGCGGCAAGTTCGGCGATCTCCTTGTCATAGTTCAGGCGGATCTGGCGGCGGCGTTTCTCGCCGCTCTCCTTCAGAAGGTCGATTTCTGCCTGGCGGTTCTTCATCTGGAGCTTCAGAAGTTCCGAGGCACGCTGCTCTTCCGACTGTTGCTCCTTTTTGGCGGCATTCGGGTCGGGTTTTGCATGGTCACCCAGGTCGAACTCCTTGCCGATATCCAGATATTCCTCCTGGAGCTTCCGGGCTTCAGCCAGGTAGCCGTCGCGGACTTCCTCGGCCTCACGTACCGCCTTTTCCTTCGCCTTCTCGTTATACTCCGATATCATGGACTGCGCGTCCACCCGTCCGTACGAATCGCTCTGGGCCATGTAAAGCCCCATGCGTGCGAACCAGCCCATAGAGCCGTCCACGTCTTCCGGCTTGCTGGCCTTGATCTCGTTCACCTTCTCGTCCGCCTCGGTGGCCTTGTTCACCAGGCTCTGCACCTTGGCTTGGAGGAAAAGCATCTGGATGTATTTCTCACCCTTTTTCTGAAGGATGTCATACCACTGGGCGACCGTGTCGTAATACCCGAAACTCTCGCCGTACTTGCGGTTCAGTTCCTCCACCTTCGACTTTTCCTCGTCCTTCGTGCCGGTGAACTTTTTCAGGCTTGCCAGCGTGCTTTCAATCTCGAAACGGGTCTTGATCATCTGTGCACGGCCGTCGGATTCGATTTTTACCATTTCCCGGGCTTTCTCCGCCGCTTTCTCCTGCGCGGTGGAATATCGGTCCCAGGCGACGACAAGTCCCGTGATAACAGCCGAAAGTCCCAACGTAAGCGTGGCCATCAGGGCCTGCGCCGCACCGGTGGAAATACCTAAGGCGACGGCCAGCCGGGCATTGGCGGCCGTCAGCAGGTTCTTCATCTTCACGACCGTCACCAGGCGGAAGGCGGAATCCTTATTCAGGGTATTGAACACCTGCTGGAGCCCCATCGTGATGGCCATCACGCTCTGGACGCGGGTCTGTATTTTTGCCAGGTTCTCGTTCTCCGAAGCGAAAAGCGACAGCGCGCCGGTAGCGGTGGTGAACAACCCGGCAAGGCCGCTCACACCGGACATGAAGCCCTGGAGATTCGCATCATCGTTCGAGAGGATTTTCGTCTGGGTGTTCAGGTCGGCGAGCGTATCGGAAAGGAGCGCGGCCTGCTGCGCCATTTTCCGGTACTCCTCAGTGTCCTGTTTCCCTTCCAGGCGCATACGGGCCATGCTGTCCTGGAGCTCACGCAGCTGCATGGAAAGACGCTTGCTGCCCGCACGTGTCTTCTCCTGTTCCGCCTGGAGCCCGGAAAGGACGCCCTTTTCCTCCTCAAGCGCCTTCTTCGCGGCGTTCAGTTCATCCAGGGCGACCACCTTCGCCTTGCCGGGAGCGGCACCCTGGTAGGCTTTCTCCAGCGACTTGATGTCGCTTTCAATCTGCCCGATGACTTCCTTCTGTTCCCGGATCTTGTCGGTCAGTCTCTTGCTACCGGCCGCGGCGCGTTCCTCCTCCAGGGAGATACGTTCGTATTCCTTACGGAGGTTCCGGACACTTTTCTCCGCCTCGCGGTGTTCCTTTTCAAGCCCTTCAAGGGCCGCACGCTCTTCTTCCAGGACCTTGCGGCAGGCTGTCACATCGGCGGCAAGTTCCGCCTGTGCCGGACCGGGCTTCATATTCTGAAGCTGCGTTTCCATCCGTTGCAGGTCGGAATTCACCCGGTCGATGACCTTCCTCTGTTCCAAGATACGGGCATTGATGGCAGCGGCGGCCTTCTCCGACTTCTCGGCAAGGATATCAACCGCCAGGCCGGCCTTGTCAAGACCCTTGCTCAGGTTGTCCTTCATCAGAAATTCGATTTCTACGGGCTTCATCGTTTACAGTTCTAAATTGCTTTGAAAAAAATTCACTATGTCACCGGCTTCGCGGGCGGCGGCTTCCGGATCGACCTCACCACGGGAGATATTTTCAGGATCACCGGCTTTCACCCGGCAGCGGACATAACGCGGGGCGTCAGACAGCATCAGGATGAGCGTCTGGTAGTTCACCTTCTCCAGGATGTACTCCACCGTCCAGCCCGTGGCGCTCGCGATGTTCCAGATAAAACCGAAGGGGCTATGGGAACCTTCAAACTCGGTCCTTAACTCCCCTTCCTTCTTTGGCTCATTCTCAACTTCATCGGGTTCGCCCGATCGATCGAGCTGATAATACTCGTAAAAGACTCGCTGCCCATCAGGCTGATGAACTTCTCCAGGGCGCCCATCAAAAAACGGTGCTCCACAGCCTCACGCAGGAACCACGCCACGGGGCGGACAAGAAGACGCCGGCTCACCGGACCGCGACAAAGGGTATGGGCAACCATCCGGGAAACCTTGACGCCGTTCCGTGCCAGGAACTCCAGACGCTCACGCCCGGAAAAGGCGGAAACCTCCTCGGGGGAGACACCCATCGAGAGATAGAGCCGCACGATGCATATCTGGCCGGCAAGACGCGGGCGCCGCATGGTCACCCTCCACCGGACGGGGCGTTTCATGAAAGGCAGGCGCCATTCCTTCAGCGGAAGGGAGACACCCAGGTCAAGCAATGCCTCGGACGCCTCCCTCTGCACCTTTCTCGCTTCACGGTCATCCATGCGTTATTCCTCCACTGCCGCGGTATTGTTGATCTCGTAGGGGGAAGAGCCGTCCTCGGGCTTGTTCACCTTCAGCTGGCATTCCAGCTTGGAAACCTCCGTAAGCGTCAACTTCCCGCCAAGGTTCGCAAGGATGGTACCGTTCGGGATGGACATCGTCTGCCCGGATACGAACTTGATGGTCCAGGGACCGGAAAGGTTTACCAGTTCGGTCGGGGCCTTCCACCCCGTCGGGGCATCCTCCGGCCCTACAAGCGTGCCGCCAAGCACGGCCTTAATGTTCTTATAGTCCAGCTGGATAAGGTTGAACGTAGGCGATACCTGCCCGTTCTTCTGCAAGAGCGTCAGCACGGGAGCGTCGGGAACCTGCTCGGCTTCAATATCGACACTCTCGGGCTTCGTGCCGCCCCAGTCCCAGCTGCCCTTCTCGATCCAGCCGATAGTCATGGCACCGAACGTAACGACGGCGATGCCATAAATGAAATTCTTGTTATTATTCATACAGTCGTCTCTTTTTTAAAAAGGTTGATAATATGCCGGATGCCACACCGGCGATAAAGGCAATGAGGGCGATTTTAACGGGGGAAAAACGCTGTTTGAACTCCGTTTTAATCTCTGTTATGTCCTGTTCGGTTTCGTTACGGATACGCACCAGTTCCCGCTTATAGAATTCAACCATTTGCAGCAGGCTGTCCTCCCGGACCTGCCTTCGGAAAACCTCTTCCTCATAGAACAGGCAGCGGCGCATAAGCGAGTCGCAATGCCCGGTGACCGTCAGGGAATCCCCCTGCCTGCGGATATCGACCGAGGCACGCCCGTCCCGGTGCCGGTAACCGGCACCCTCGGGAAGGTCAAGGAGGTTCTGGAAGGGAATCGTCAAAACCGCCTCCTGTGCCGGAATCGGTTCCTGCATCAGGGTCGAACTCCGGCGGTCCGCCAAAAGTTCCTGCATTTTGCGCGCCGCTGTTACTGCCACGTCCGCGGACACGGCGGCGCTGTCTGTCATTCTCTCCGTCCGCACCGTGCCCTGTCTCTGAAGGACCCGGCTCTCTTTGGACGTGCCGCATCCTGCCAGCAGGAACACGGCGAGCAATAATAGGATTACGGGGGTCCACCCCCGGATTCTGTCTTTCATCATTTACCGATTGTTTACTTATTACTTTTCTTAACCGCTCGACCTCTTTCGTCAGGCACGACAGCTTCAGGATCATCTCCTCCTGGTTCGCCTTCAGGTCGGCATTCTCGCGCCGGAGCTGCACGTTCTCCTCCAGAATCTTGCGGTTCTCCTCACTCAGCAGGTTGATGGACGCCTGAAGCTGGGACAGCATGTCGTTGTCACGCTTGCGCCGGCCGAACAGCCAGGTGAAGATGCTTCCGACAAAACCGCCGGGGAGGGCGAACATTAAAAAATTTATCAGGGTGTCCATCTTCTTGCCGTTTATTATTGTCTGATACCTATTGAAACAAGCCACTTACGCACGTCAAAACTGGGGCAGGCTTTGGCCGCCAGTTCGTTATGTCCCACGATACGGACATCAGGGAAACGGCGGTGGAAGTCTTTCACGTACTTCTCAAGCGCACGCTTCTGGCACACCGTACGCGTGTCCTTGGGAGTCCGGCCGTCCTTTTCACAACCGCCGGCATACACGATATGGCGGCTCACGGAATTGTAGCCGGCCACGCCGTTGGTGATTTCCCAGGGGTCCACGTTCGCGTCTTCGTTGTTGTCCACCAGACGCTCCACGCCGCCATTCAGATGGAACAGGTCAGTATATCCGACCTGTTTCCAGCCGCGACCGCCCTTTGATACCGGGTTCGTGTGCCAGGCGCGAATCTCCGCGCCGCTGACTTCGCGCCCTTCAGGCGTGGTCGTGCAATGAATGACCAAATACTTCAGCCTGCCCATCACGCACCGCCTTCCTCGTCATCAGCGGCCGCCTGGGACAACGCTATTTCAACCTTCTTTTCCGGATCAGCGTCCAGGCTTACCACAAGCGTGCCGGATACTGCTTTGCCGCTACTGTTCACACCGGCGGTAACTTTCAGCCCGTCATCGGTACCGACCGCCGTAAAACCGGCGGGGACGGATGTCACACTATAATCACCGGATGCGGTAACCGTCACATACTTACTCTCACCCGCGGCCTTGAAAGAAAGGGCGGAAGGGTCGGCTGAAATGTTACGTTCCACCGCCTTGAACGCCGGGTCGGTACGGGTGTCGAGCACCACGAACTCCTCACCGAAGGCGATTTCCGTATCGGCCTTCATCAACAACTTGAAGAAGTACAGCTCGCTGGAGTTCATCCACTTGTCAATCTGGATCACCTCCTCGTCGTCCTGAAGGTTCACACCGGCAAAAAGATTGCCGTCGGCACTCATCGAGCAGAGCGTGGCCACGATAAGATCGTCAGGCCAGGAGTTCAGCGTCTCGATGGTGATACCCTTGTAACGCTTCTTGTTGATGTCCGTCTCGCTCGTGTTCTTGTACTCGCGTTTGGTCAGTTCGTCATCGTACTTGTCAAAGTCGTCGATGCTCATCAGGATACGCAGGTTCGGGTTCTCGCGCAGGGCTTTCGGAATGGCCTTGCGGACAGCCTTCAACTTACCGATCATGGAAGTATCGGCAGGAGCCGGGACCACTATCACGTCCGAGTCCTTGGCAGCCTGTGTCAGGATACCGTTAAAAAGGTGGTCGTCATCACTCCCGAACTCGCCGTTGATGTAATGCCAGCCCAACTCGAATTTCACGCTCTTGCTGAGTTCATCAAGCAACGTGTTCTGGGCTTCGGGAGGAAGTTCAGCAAACACAAGGTTGCCTTTCGGCTGCCACTTGCGCCAGATATGCTCGAAAGCGCGAGGGTTGAAAGTGGTGAACGCCATGAAATCCTCCGGATCCAGAGACTTCTCCGAGTAATTGAAGTTACCCTTCGAATCCTCCAGGCCCGGGTTCTCCTTACGTTTCTGGAGCATCTTGCCGGTCTTGATACGCGGCAGGCTGATTTTCTTCTCGACGCCGGGGATCACCATGATCAGGCCTTTTTCCACAAGGTCGTTCCCGGTACAGGCGAGTACCAGGATCTTCTCCAGTACCTCACCGTTGTAGTTGGTGTTTCTTACTACTATTGCCATAGCAAATATTTTTATTAATGTTTCAACTTGTCCTTAATCTCGGTCATACGCTTGTTCCAGGGACTTTCATTTGTCGGGTTCACACGCAGGTCGGTCATGACTTTACGTTTCGGGGAGAGTTTCTCCAGCGCCTTTTCCCCATTCTCGCGGTCCTTGGACAAAAGGTTCTCATAGATGGGGCGAGTGGTGGCGTCAATACGCCCGTCATTCTCCGCGTCATCAAGCAGTTTCTTACGGGCGGCGGCTTCATCCGCATCCGCCTTGTCCCGGAACTCCTTCAGCTCACCCTTCAGGCGGGTGACTTCGGCATCAAGGCCCGGAACTTTCCCGGCCTCCGTTTCCAGAAGCCCGACTTCACGGAGAAAATCGTCATCTGTCACGCAGTTCTTGAACCGCGGACGTTTCTTCAGTTCGTCTAAATTCATGTTACTCTTGTTTTGTGGCTTGTGCAGCCGGTTATTGAATATTTGAAATACCTGTTCAGGGGTACTGTCCTCCGGAAGGGGGTCGGCATCATAGATACCGTCAATAAGGCCGAGCGCCAGCGCTTCATCGGCACGCAGCCAGTGGTCTTTTCCGTCGAAATACAACGAGCGGATTTCTTCCTTGTCCTTTCCCATGCGGGCGGCATACATCTCGCAAAGGGTGTCTTCCAGCGATTCGATCTCGCGGATGCACCCGCGCATCTCCTCCTTGTTGCCGTAACAGCCTCCCTGGACACTGTGAAGCATCAGACGGGCATAACGGCTCATCTGCACCGGCTTGCCGCAAAGGGCAATGACGGAGGCCATGCTGGCGGCGATACCGTCCACGTAAATGGTGATGTCAGCCTTGCTGTTTTTCAGGGCGTTGAAAATGGCGATGCCCGCATACACCTCGCCGCCGTTGCTGTTGATACGAACGTCAATCCTGCCGGACAAGGCCTCGGCCTCCAGAAGCTCGCGGGCAATATCCCCACTGCGCACATTGTCGTCATAATCACCGATGTCACCGTAAAGAAGGATACAACAGGCGTCTTTCCCGGGTATGATGTTGAAAAACTTTTTCATGCTTATATAGTCTTTTGGGCGGGTATTCCCCGCGAAGTTTACGGTGCGAAATTAGGGGGATTAAAGCCGTTTTTCAAACCGCGTATTTATCATGCAGGCTTTAAAACGCTGTCATGGAGTTTTAAAGTGTCATCATGCGGCACGCGTTTTTTTCCGCCCCTTTTCCTTATCAATTTTGCACGTAAAAAAGGAGGCAATATGACCGAACTAAGCATGCAACAAAAAAGGGAATGGGCGAAGACGCTCTACCTGAAAGAGAACCTCACGCAGCAGGAAATAGCCGAGCGTGTGGGGGTGTCACGCATCACGGTGAACAACTGGATAGGCAAGAACGGATGGGAGATGCTCAAGACATCCATCACCATCACACGCGAGGAGCAACTGAAAAGCCTGTACCGGCAGCTGGCCGAACTAAACAACGCCATCATGGCCAGACCGGCGGGGGAACGGTTCCCGAACACCGCAGAGGCGGACACCATATCCAAACTGTCCAACGCCATCAAGAAGATGGAGACGGAAGTCGGGCTCTCGGACATCATATCGGTATTCTCAGACCTGCTCAATTTGCTGCGCGCATCCGACCCCACGCAGGCGAAGGAAGTGACGCCGCTGCTTGACGCGTTCGTTAAATCAAAAGTTTCATAGCCATGGCAAAGAAAAGACTTACACCGCAGGACCGCACGGCACTTGTCGAATGGGAGGAGCTGATCGCATCCATACGCGAAAATTCGGACATCAACCCTTCGGACACGGAAGCGGAAATACGCGCACGAAGGGAAAGGCTCGAAAAGGATGACGAGGAGTGGTTCCGGTATTACTTCGCCATGTACTATTCATGCGAGGCGGCGGACTTCCACAAGAAAGCTACCGGAAGGTTGATAAAGAACAACCGGTGGTATGAGGTGCGCGCGTGGTCGCGGGAGCTGGCGAAGTCCGCACGGTCCATGATGGAAATATCAAAACTGGCAATTACCAGAAAGGTGCGCAACGTACTGCTGATATCCAATTCGCAGGACAACGCCCAAAGGCTCCTACTGCCGTTCATGGCCAACTTCGAAGAGAACCAAAGAATCATCCAGGACTACGGGATGCAGAAGAAACCCGGGTATTGGGAAACGGGGGAATTCACCATCATGGCGGGATGTTCCTTCCGCGCCATCGGAGCCGGACAGTCACCGCGCGGTACCCGTAACAAGAATTTCCGGCCGGACTTCATCTTGGTGGACGATATCGACACCGACGAGGAATGCCGGAATCCGGAACGTATCAAAACCAAATGGAAATGGCTGGAGGAAGCCCTGATACCGACCATGTCCGTATCAGGAAACTACCGCATACTCTTCAACGGGAACATCATCGCCGCGGACTGCTGCATAAAAAGGGCCATTGAAAAGGCAACCGAACTGAAGGGAAAGGGCATCGGACACGTGGACATCATCAACATACGTGACAAAAACGGACTCTCCGTATGGCCGCAAAAAAACTCGGAAGAGGACATAGACCTCTTCCTCTCAATGGTCAGCGCGGCGGCACGCCAGAAGGAATTCTTCAACAACCCCGTGGCGGAGGGAGAGATATTCAAGGACATCATCTACGGGAAAGTGCCGGCGCTATCGAAGTTCAAGTTCCTGGTCATCTACGGTGACCCCGCACCCGGGGAGAACAAGACGAAGAAGAGTTCCACAAAGGCAGCGTTCCTGCTCGGAAAACTGGCCGGGAAGCTCTATGTCATCAAGGGGTTCCTCGGAAGGGAGACGAACGCCACGTTCATCGAATGGTACATCAAACTGCTGGAATTCGTGAACGGGAAAACGAACGTATACTGCTACATGGAGAACAACAAGTTGCAGGACCCTTTTTTCCAGCAGGTGTTCCAACCCATAATCAGGCGCATACGGCGGCAAAGGAAGATAGCCCTCTATATCCAGGGGGACGAAGAGAAGAAAACGGACAAGGCCACACGTATCGAGACGAACCTGGAACCGCTCAACAGTGAAGGGAACCTCATCTTCAACGAGGCGGAAAAGGACAACCCGCACATGAAGCTGCTTACTGACCAGTTCAGCCTCTTCAACCTGATGCTGACATATCCGGCTGACGGTCCCGACTGCGTGGAAGGAGGAAACCGCATCATAGACCGCAAGGCGCACCAGGCGGAAAAGCCGGCCGTCATCTCCACAAGGAAGATGCGGGCGCACAACAAGTACAGACTGTAAACTTTAATACTTTACCCAAATGAGCAAATTTATAGAACTTACAGATTACGATGCGAGCATCCACCGCGAAATACTGGATGCGCTGACAAGGGAGGACAATGCCGTCGTGGAGATATGCGAGGACCGGGCCATCGAAGAGATGCGGTGCTACCTCTCCAAGCGCTATGACTGTGACAGGATATTCACCGAGACCGGAGACAGACGGAGCCAGCTCGTGCTGATGATGGCCATAGACATCGCAGTGTACCATATTTTCAGCATCCACAACCCGAGGAATCTTTCAACCCTTCGCAAGGAACGTTACGAAAGGGCCGTCGAATGGCTCAGGGCGGTAGCGGCCGAGGAGTTATCCGTGGACGGGCTACCCCTGCTTCCCGAAGAGACAAGGGCGACAAAATCAAATTTCCTCATCAAAAGCAACCGTAAACGTGTAAATCACTGGTAACATGAGTAAAAGACAGAAAAGGGCCGGAAAGATAACCAAAAGCGGAAATCTGCCGAGGCCCGGGCAGAAAGGTCCCGCAACCATCATACTGACACAACCTAAGCGCTTCGGCATAGACATAGCGGATTATATGCTGGCCATACGCGCCTTCGAGAACGTTGATTACTCCAGAAGGTTCAAATTGTACGACCTGTATGACGACATTCTCATGGACACGCACCTGACAAGCGTCATCGAGAAACGGAAAAACGCCGTGCTCTCCTCCGTCATCGAGTTCCGGCGTAACGGAAAGCCCGACAAGGCGGTAAACGAACAGATACGTTCACCATGGTTCCGGCGTCTCATAGGTGACATCTTAGACGCGAAATTCTGGGGGTTCACGCTCGTGCAGTTCTACCGCAAAGGGGAATGGGTAAACTACGACCGGATACCGCGCAAGCATGTGGATCCGGTACGCAGGCTCATACTGCGCCACCAAACGGACACTACCGGAACATCCTGGGACGAATACCCCGACCTGCTCTTCATCGGAGAACCAGAAGAACTCGGAATGCTCGCAAAGGCAGCCGTATGGGTGATATACAAGCGGAACGACGTGGCGGACTGGGCGCAGTTCGCGGAAGTGTTCGGCGCACCTATCCGGGAATACACATACCCCACGGATGACGACGAGGCAAGACAGAGGGCGCTGGCGGATGCGGAAAGTACCGGAAGCATGTCGGTATTCGTACACGCTCAGGAAACAATGATGGAACTCAGGGAAGCGGCGAACAAGACCGGAAGTTCCGACCTCTACGACAAGCTCTGCGAACGATGCAATAGCGAGATATCGAAACTATTCCTCGGGAACACACTCACCACCGAGGCGTCGGACAAGGGAACACAGGCACTCGGAACCGTTCACAAGGACGTGGAGGAGAAAGTCACGCTTGCGGACCGGCAGGACATCCTGGACGTACTCAACTACAACATGACAGACATATTCGCCATGCTCGGGATAGATACCACCGGCGGTGAGTTCTGCTACCCGGAAAAGAAAGTCATCGAACCGGAGAAGAAGATGAGCATCCTTACCCAATTGCGTACGAACTTCAGCCTGCCGGTGGGAGACGATTATCTGTACGAGGAATTCGGGATCGAGAAGCCGGCAGACTACAACGAACTGAAAAAACGGCAGGAAGCCGGAGCGAAAGAAATACAAGCGGCGAAAGAAAAAGCGGCAACCGACGGGGAGCGGGAGGATGAAGAGGAGGAAATACCGGAGACCGGAAAAGAGACTCCCAAAGAGAAGAAAACCGCACTTAAAAACGCGTATAACTGGCTGAAACGTTTTTTCGGGAAAGCCCCGGGGAAAGACGGGGCAGCTTTAGAGTGGTGATGAACGACCTCTACCGGTTTGAAAACAAGCAGGTGGAAAACGTGTTTTCTTTTGATGAAGAGGTACTGGGGAAAGCCCTGAAGAACATATACAGCAAGGACTTCCATCCCATGACCGACATCGAGGAGAACCTGTTCGAGGCCACGTGGAAAACAATGAACAAAGCCACCGACAAGGGGTTCGGGGCACGAAAGCCCGATGATCCGGATTATGACTTCTACCGCGAAATACGGACGAACAACGCCGTATTCGCCGCGTTCAAGGTACACCGGGCACAAAACGACATGGCGGCGCTACTGCTGGACGAAAACGGCAATTTAAGGCCGTTTGAACAGTGGCTGAAACTCGTCATGCCCATAGCGGACCACCAGATGGTAGACTGGCTGCGTACCGAATACGACACGGCAGTCATACGGGCGCATCAGGCGGCCGACTGGAGACAGTTCGAGCGGGAGAAGGATATCCTGCCGAACCTCAAATGGATGCCGTCGACATCAGTACACCCAGGAGCGGATCACAAAATTTTCTGGGGAACCATACGCCCCGTCGATGATCCGTTCTGGAACGTGCACAGGCCGGGAGACCGGTGGAACTGCAAGTGTACACTCTCGTCAACGGATGAAGCGCCGACAGCGGTACCGGGAAGCGGACCGGACAACAAGCCGCAACCGGGACTGGAAAACAATCCAGGAAAGGACGCAAAACTTTTCTCGGACAAACACCCGTATCAGAAAGACGCGTACCGGGGAGCAAAGAAGACAGTGGACAGACTGGCACAGCGTATCAAGGAAATGATAGCGGAAATGCCGAACAACCTGACACTGGAGGAGAAAGAAGCCATAGCCAGACACAACCTGCAAATGGAAAAAACACTTGGAATCACCAAAGGGAAACCCATGGCAGTAGAGGAAGCGGACAAACAGAATGCCAACCCGAAGCATAAGGAACAATTCATTCCGGACCCTAAAGGGTTATACCAGGACAAACAGGGAAACCGATTCTCAAAGAACCCGGATTTCAAACCTGCCGACAGACAATATGGAATCAACTGCCAGACTTGTGCGCCGGCCTATGCCTTAAGATTAAAAGGATTTGACATTACAGCAAAGGGTAACACGCCCGGGTCCAAACTGGACTATCTGAGCAGGGGGACAAACGCGTGGGAAGTGTGGAAAAATATAGATGGCACACAAGCCAAACACACGAGCATCACCGGCTGGATGGCATCAAAACAATACATGAAAATGACTCCTAAACGGTATCGGGAATTCTTTGAAGAGACCTGCAAGGATGAGGGAGTTTACGAGCTGAGTATAGGATGGAAATCCGGAGGGGGACATGCTACGATCTTGCAACGGTTTAACAACGGAGAATTACGCTACATCGAACCGCAACATGACAATTCCAAAGGTTCCGTCAATGAATGGAAAGATGTAAAATACTTGTGCGAAAGCGGACAGGCGAACCCGCATTATTGCAGGGGAATAATGAGAATAGACAACAAGCTATTCAACACTGACTTCATCGAAATCTTTGATAAATAGGTTAATGAGATCAAGGGCCTCAAAATCGGAGAATGTCATGACCGGACCGTCACCATACCGGAAAACAAACGGGAAGCCGGTCGTTACATCTTCAGGGAACTTGTACAAAAAATAATCCGCCCCTTCATGATTACCAAGGTAATCGAAGGAATCGCCGTACTGTTCTATGAGCCACCGGGCCTCGTTCTTTACTTGTTCGGGTATATTCATAACGCAAAAAGGCACATAAAACGCCTTGTCCGCAAAAGTATAAAATTATTTTTTAAATCAGTCATTTATGGACATAAAAGAATATTCAAAGCTGATAAAAGCCAAGCGCAAGGAACTGGATGACCTGATGAAACGGAAGATGCCTGTCATCGCCGGACGAATGGCAAAAGACCATTTCCAGGATAATTTCCGCCGGGAAGGTTTCGTAAACAGAGGATTACACCCGTGGCCAAAAGCGAAAAGGCTGTCCTCGGGACGGACCGATGCGGCAGGGCAGTACGGGACGCTGCTATCCGGGAGGAACCACCTCTTCAGCTCCGTCAAGTACATGCCGGGGGACTACCGGGTGAGAGTGGCCAACGACCTCATATACGCTCCCGTCAACAACTGGGGAGGAGAAGTGCATCCGACCGTTACGTCACGAATGCGGCGCTTTGCGTGGGCGAAGTATTACCAAGCTTCAGGCAAGGCTAAAAAAGCTGCTACGGGCAAAAAAAAAGGCAAAAAGAAGGGTTCTGCCGCAAGTAACGAACCGCCGGAGAACCCGGAAGCGCTGAAATGGAAAAGACTGGCGCTCACCAAAAAGAAAAAACTCCGGATCCGAATACCGCAACGGCAGTTCATCGGAGAAAGCAAAGAACTGTCCGACAGGATAACGGAAAAAACAGAAAATGAAATCAGAAACATTTTAAACTTATAAGGATATGGAAGAAATATTCATCGCGATCATGGAACGTATCGCCGGAATGATGCCGGAACTCTCCTGCATAGACGAGGATTACGGGCAACTTGAAGCGGGGGCGGAAGAGGACCAATACCCGGTCACATTCCCCTGTGTGCTGATCGGAAATACCGAATCGGACTGGAACGATCTCGGATACGGGGTACAGAAAAGCGAGTCACTCATTACCATACGCCTGGCCGTCGACTGTTATGATGACACCCACTACACCTCCGGAACCTATCAAAAAGCAAAGGAACGTCTGCTGAAGGCGAAGGAACTGTACAAGATACTCCAGGGATTCCAGTGTTCGGAAGAAGCCAGCCCGCTGGTCAGGGTGAAAAACCGGGACTATTCCATGCCCGGAAACATCAAAGTGTACGAGACGGTTTACTCCTTCACGCTGCATGACGAATCAGCCATGCAGGAAGACACGGCAAGGTTTATTCTCCCGTAAAGAGCGAGAGCTGGACGGCTGTCAGGCGGGGCTTCTTCACTTTCGGGACGGGCTTCACCTCCAGGTCCTTCAGCTCCCGGCACTTGCGCCGGATAATGGACATGATCCGCTCCTCGGAAATAAAAAACTCCTGGCGGGACAACACTTTCAGGGCATCATCAAAACGCAGGCGCTGCACCTCCGTCCAGTAATAGTAACGGCGGCACAGGGCTTCATCACGGAGTTTTATCAGGTTTTTGTCTCGTCCTTTGGCCATAAGTTCAGGTATATGCTGCAAAATTAGGCATTTAACCGGGGATGTTAATAAAAAAACGCCGCATCGTGTATGAATGCGGCGTTTTTCTGTTTAGAGTGTGAACAAAATCACATGGTCATCAGTTCGGTGTCATCCTCACCCGGGACAAACGGCTCGATGCGGGTGATCACCTTGCTCTGTACCTTCACCCGCCCGCTGCCATTACAAACCGGACATTTTGCGGATAAAGGAGCTCCTCCCTGGTCCAGGTAAAAGATACGCCCCTTGCCTTCACAACGCTTGCAGGCCATGACGTGCGGCGCGATGTTCTTCGTCTTTTCCATAACTACAACCGGCAGAATGAAGGTTCGATACGGCGCCAGACACCGTTCTCGTCACGTTTATGAAAATAGTAGTTCACCGCGGTCTTGTACACCACATTACTCTCACGGAAGAGGTCCATGATCTCCGTGTATTCACTGTCGAAACGGTCCTCCAACTCATACAGCTTGCTCACCGACTTGTAGTCCAGATCACCCTGACGGTTACGCTCGATCATGGTCATACCGAGCTGGTACATCGGATCGTCGGTACCGAGCTCCCGGCTCATGGCGTAACGCTTCAGGTAATCCACCAGACGCTCGGCGGCGAGGTTGGCACGCTCGTCGAAGCTCTTCACCTTGTTACTCCTCACTTCCAGCTTCATGTCACCGTCCACGATGGTGAAACTCGCCTGGTCATCCTTGCGGAGCTGCCCATAGTCACGCATCAGGTCGCGGAAAGAGGCGGCTTCCTTCTCTACCCAGTCACGGAAGGCCTTCACGTCATCCACAACCGGAAACAGCCTGTTCTTCACTTCAAGCATGAACTGCGCACGAAGCCCTTCGTAGGCATCGCGACGGTTGCGCTTGTTTTCCTTCTCTTCCTGCTGGAGCTGTTTCAGCAATTCTTTTCTGTCCTGTGCGGACAAGCTCTTTAACTGTTCTTTCAAGTCCATAACTAAAAAATTAAATGGTTGTTACTGTTGTTTATTCTCACGTTTGCGGCGGATGGCACGCAGTTTCACCTGTAACGTGTCCAACGCCTCACAGTCAAGTTCTCGGAACTCCATGCCGGCGATACGGCTGTCCAGGCAGAAAGCGTTCACCTTGCCCCAGTCGGCCGTATCAATGCCCAGCAGTTGCATCTGGTGCAGTACCGCGGAGCGCTTCTGGCGGAGAATCTTCCGGAGTTCTTCCTGGTGAGTGGGCGGCACCAGCTTACGCATCCCGGCTATAGCCGCACTGTATTCCTTCAGTGTCATGTCGCGCAGACTCGTGGTACGTCCGTCCGTGTACTGGGAAACTACGCTTTCCTTCAAAGCATCACGGTCAGATGTCGGAAGGCGGTTCAAAAGACTATAAAACGCCGCATAATTCTCGGGCTTGTTTAACCGCTTGCGGCTGTTGATATCTATCTGCATGGCTATGTTGTTCTTTCATGGAGAATATCCATTTCTTTTATGATCCTCTTTATCCTAATGGCGCATAAGTGATTAAGAAGGTGTTCCTTTTCATCTTTTGTGCACTTATACCGGTGGAAAAATTCAAATACGCTCATTACTAATTTGAATTATTATTTTATCCTAAATCCCCCTGATTTCTCACAGAACTCAGCAAGACTTTCTACTTTATCTATAAATTCTTTACTCGGTGGTTCTTTGCAAGTTTTATAAGATAGAATCCGATTTTTCTCATCCTCTGTCTTTTTATCCCATTCTTCCCGGATAAATCTTTTAACGAAAACATACCCTCTAAATAGTTTCGCCATAACTTTAGCTTCGGATGCTGTAACCTTAAAACCATCGTTTGAAACAGGAGAACCCGGTCCACGAGAACCGTTATAAACATAACTACCAATATCAACTGTATTATTTCCATATCCCAAAAGATAACAAGCACCTGTCTCATTCAATATGAGCGGCCATGTGAATAACATTCCATGTGGGGAACCAGCTTCTTTGTTTTTGGGCATTAAATCGTATCCCATATTTTATTTCCTTTTTGATTTACTTTGAATTATTCAACTCTTATCCTTCCGGTGTACTGGTTTCCCCGGAACTTCATCCCCTTGGTGAAGCCGCCCGGATATCCCAGTTCCTTGCTTCTCGCGTTTGCCAGCAACAAATGTTCCCGGCTAAGGGAGGCTACAAAACCTTTGTCCTTTTCCAGTCCCATCTCTCGGGCCTTCCGGGTGACGCTGCGTTCGGAAACACCGAGCATTTCAGCCAGCTCCCGGTTGAGGGTATTGTGATAGTGGCGACGCATGATGGAAAGCATATTACCGTTCCAAAAGATACGGGTGGAATATCCCTTATGCTCGACGAGCCGTCCCAGTGTCCGGTGCATGAAAGTACCGTCAGCAACCTTCCGGTGCTTGCGGTACTGTTCACGCTTGTACGCCAGCACACATTCATGACACCAGGAACTCCGTCCCCCATTCTTCAACGGATAGAACTCACGCATCCACAACTTTCGGCCGCAATGCGGACAGACACGTTTACGTTTCTGCTTGTTGTTATTCTCACTTATAGCTATTTGTACTACATTCATCAGTTCATATTCTAATTTCCCCAATACGGGACAATATTGATATCCGCCTTTCTTACCTGAGCCTGCATCAGCGCCATGGACAGCAACATGCAGACACGTTTGTTAGCCTTAACGGTTCCGGATATGGAACCTATAACATGGTTACCCTTGCCGGTCACGATTGAACCCGCAACCTGCTCAAGCCCATCCGGATGGTCCTCACTGGCCGCAACGCTCATAAAAGTGCTAAGATCGTTTTCCTTACAAAAGTTGTCTACGTACTGGCAAAGTTCCTTTACTGCCTCTTTCTGTTTTTCTGTAATCATTTTAGTTAAATTTTAATGGTTGATAATATGTTATTTTTCAAGAATATAATCGCACTCAAGAACTTTGACACCACCGTAAAATGTCACTTTGGACGTATCAATGATACCGAAATGTTCTTTATCCGCGAAAATCATATTTTTCACACCGGACTTCATTTGCCGGACAACGTCCTTAGCCCTTTTATCAGTCCAGCCATGAGCGGCAAAACCCGCTTTGAACTGGTAAGTGGTCGTTATGGCACCGTTCTGGATTTTGGTGGAAACGGTAACGGTACCTACACAATTTTCTATTACTTTCTTCTTTCCCATGATGATTATTTATTTGTTGGTTTCCAATCCACTGTTATAATCGCATCCAGTTCACCGCTGCCTTCACAAACCGGACAGGATTTCCGCACATCCTCACGGCTGCCTTCTTCCGTTCCCCAGAACCAACCGTTGCCCTTGCAGTAATCGCACTTGTGACCGGTACTGACGAAGTTCTCACGGTTCATACCCTTACCCATATAAGCAGGTGGGCAGATATCCAATTGTTTCTCGATCTTACTCATCGCGTCGTCTTTTTAATTATCTTATTTACTGCCATTCTCCAAAGCCCCCAGCTCCCAAATTACATATTTGCTGGTGGAACCGCGGTACCGCCCTTTACTGTACGCCACATAACCCTCCACCCATATCTTCAGGTCGGCATCATACATCACACTCGTGGCGGCGTCACCTTTGGGGTTCTTGCCACGCGCGTGGCTGATGATGATGAACAGTTTGTCCGGAAACTCCTCTTTCAGTTGGATATAGTCACCGTAGGTCATCCGTGTGTACTGGAAACTATCAATTACAATGATATTATAGCTCTTGTGACGACGCAGGCGCTCCCTAAGCGTCGGGATATCCTCCTTGATGAAAGCCAGCTGACGGCTCACTCCCGCCATACCAAAGCGCCTCAGGTTGTTCTGGACCGTCAGGCGCGTACCCTCTTCCAGGGAATCGATTGCGATACGATCGTACTTGCACAACTCCTTGCACAACTGCATCACAAAAGAAGTCTTTCCGTTACCGCTGTTACCCCAGATAAACCACACTCCGGTACGTTCCGGGGTATCGAAGGCTTCCTTCCACTTCCCCTCGAAGGGGAACACCTCATACTTTTTGCTGAGGATGTCCTTTACACTCAATGCGCGTTTTATACCGGCCCTCTTATTATCCTTTTTTCCCTCTTCCATAGTCAGAAAAGTTTAAGTTGCCGGATATCGTCAATTTTGTCAAGAACGGCCTGGCGGGCGGCACCCTGCATCTTCCTCTGGCAGAGCATCCAGCCGAGCGCCCACAGAAGGGCATTATTACGGGTTGAAAACTGTCCCCATTTGCGTCCCGGATTGAAGCCGCCGCCAGAATTGTTCACTTGCATGTGCACACCGGAAGTCCACCAGCCGTCCTGCTGCCCCACAAGAACATCCAGGTAATCGCGACCGTTCCGGTAAACGGGCACAGTCTCGTACTCTGTCAGAACAGGATAGTCACTCCAAGGAACAGGAAGCTGGCCACGACCGTCTATCCTCAGGTATTCAAATTTATTTTCCATATCCTTAAAATTACGTTTGAACGATATTTGAACGGGTTACAAATCACTCATGCGCTTCACCTTGTGGATGGAATCCTTCACACGACGAAGGTCATAATCGCAAGCGGCAGCCTCCTTCATCACGATATCAATATCCTGCCGGGAAGTCAGCCCGTTTGCCGTACAAATGGTATAGACATCGTTCTGGTCCGTCGGTTCCAACGTGAAAAACTTGCGTCCGATACGGCTGAAAAATTCCTTATAACCGGGTTTCTGGTACTTCAACCCGTTACTGATACGCTTGACTATATAATCGGTACTCAGGAAAACGACACCGCATTTCTCCTCCAGTTTGTTGTACAGGCTGATAAAGTAGTGGAACACCGGTTCGGTCAGCTTGTCGGCTTCATCAAACACGAGCAGGGGCGCGTCCATCTGAATGATGTCATCCAAGATAAGCCCCCAGACCTCGCGGATATTACAGCCTTCGGTTCGGATCCCGACTGTGCGGGCAATCTCACGGACAAAGTCACCCTTCTTCATGTCTTCGGAGCAAAGGATATAAAAAACCTCCTTGTGGTCCTGAAGGTACACCCGAGCGGTAGTACTCTTGCCGCAGCCGGCCTCGCCGGTCACCCAGCGGACGTTGCGCCAGCGCTGCGCGTCGGAAAGCACCTCGGTAATCTCCTGGTATGCGCCCGTCTCAACGATCTGCCAGCCGGGTGTGCCCATACCTCCGACCTGGGAGGCCACGTTACGGAACATCTCATCGCTGATGTTCTCGAAACGGCCGTTCAGAATATTGCTGACAGTGCCCACACTGACACCTTTCAAACTGCCCGCAGCTTTCGTCTGGCTCGGGTATTTGGCCACGTAAGCGCGAAGACGCTCGCTAATGGCATTCTTTTCTTTCATTGTAATTTCCATAATCAATCCTATTTTTATAATCAATTTTCTTTAAAATTTTCCGACTATTTTCCGTTTGTCCACCTCGCGGCGACCGAGCTGGTCCCAGCTTATATTGCTGATCACTTTGGTGGAACGCCCCAGGGCGATTTCTTCCGGAGGCTGGCTGTATTTCTTTGTACGACGGTCTATCTGCCGCTGTACCTCGGCCGTGATACCTTTCAGTTTCGGAGTGCTCAGACCGTGCTGTTCGGGGGCCACTCCGTGCTCGTACTCTATTTCCTTGGCGACCACCTGACGTTCCACACGGTCCTGTATGTTGGCCTCCTGTTCCCGGCGGATGAAGGCGGCCTCGCCTTCCCCCTGCTCCTGGATGGCACGGTGGATGACCATGTAGGGCTCGGCGACACGCTCAAAGCGGAACTCGCCGCCCTTGTCCTTCCAGTACAGCCGGACGCTGCCGAAATCATACGGGTCATACTTGACATAGAACTGCTTGTAGGTATTCCGGCGGCGCCATTCATGATCCGGAACGCCCGGGGAGGAATAGACCTCATAGGTACGGGGCTTTCCGCCGATCGTGACCTCGATACCGGAAGAAGTGAACGTGCTCGGGCGGGAAGTCATCACCCAGAAGATATCCACCATGTCACGTGCCGTCACCGCTTCCGTCTCCTCGTTCACGCTGGTGTTGTACATTTCGATCCGGGAAATGCCGGTGGCCGGATGCTTCATCTCGTTCCACTCCCGGCGTGCCTCGACATATTTCTCCTTCAGCTCGGCAAGGGTATAAAGTTTGTCCTTGTTAGCCTCGATGAACTCAAGGTTCGGGCGGCTGGATGCCTTTTTGGTGGTGATGTTCTGCCCGGTAAACCGCCAGTCCTTATGCAGGACCTGGCTCTGGAAACGGCCGAAAGCCGACTCAATTGTTTTCGACTGACCGCTGTAGGGAGCGGTCGGCCGGTGGATATGGCTGATCTTTGACAGTAGACCGTCTGACAAGCGCTCCAGTTTCTTATGACCGCCTTGGTTGTCATGGACCAGCTCGTAAGGCTTGTGCCCGCTGGTTTGGAGTGCCATGCGGTAAGCATGGTACTGCGCTTCGTAATTCTCGTTCTCGCTGATATGGAAGCCCAACAGCACCTCGCTATAGGCATCCATGACCTCGTACACGCCGATGGTGCGGACATTGCCGTGTTCATCCCTGTAGTAGAGGTTCAGCTTCGTACCGTCACCGTACCACAGGCTGTCGCGGCGGCAGGGAAGCTCGGTCTTGTGCTTACGGCCATAACGCTGGTGCGCCTTCATCTCCCCATAGACCGCATCATACCACAAAGGCTCGATACGGGGGCTGTTAAGCCATTCACGCAGGCTGCGGGCACTTTTCAGGGGTTTCCAGCCACGCTCCGGAGCAACACGATTGTATTCCTCGAAAATCTGCATGTCGGTATAGACAGGGACGCGGCTCCGTTTCAGCGCCACGAGGTAACGTCCGGCTTCCTCTTCGATCTTCAGCGTGTTCCTGTTACCATATTTACCGCTGACCAGTATCGCGTAGTTCTGCGGCCTGTATTGCTTCATAAGGCTCTTCAGGCGGCCCTCGCTGCCCGGAAGGGTATGCGCATACTCCTCACGCCATTCCTCAACCCTAAGAAGCAACGTTTCCCATACATTACGGCTGCTGCCCAGCATGTTGCGTTTCGGGCGAAGCGTGTCCAGCTCACTGATCAGCGCGTTAAGCACGGAAGCATTCCATACATACTCAGTCTGGATCCGTTCGGGAAGGGGAACTTCCTCGCCGTTCTTGTCATAGCGGTACTCCTCGAAGAACCGCTCCGCATTCTCGTCTTTTTTCACTTTGCTCAAAATCATTTCACGTATCATTTTCTGTTCAGGGTCACCGTACTTGGCAACAAAACGTTTCTGGTATTTATCGGGAAGGGAGGAATAAATGATTTGTGCATGGGAACCTTCTCCACCTCCACGATGGGAGCGTTCAATAGTACCACGTTGTAACTGTTTGTCAAGAGCGCCCCTGGTGATCACCGGATCAACTCCACAAGTCAGTTCCTGATAGGTTACGTGCAATGTTTTCTTGTAATATTCCATCTCCCTGTTCGATTATCACTCCTCCAAATCATTCAAAGGGATATGCTTCTTTACCAGTCGTACTGAGGCCCCGAAGTTTAGCACGAGGGCAAGCTCCATCAACGGGTGCTCAAAGACCAGGGAAAGCAGGATCCCGAAACTCAGACAGAAGTAAAGCACGCAAAGGCGCTGCTTACAACTCAGCTGCATAAACCAGCGTAACTGGTCACCGAACAATGCCATCAACTCACTTTTCATCGCTGTCCTTCTTTTGAGGGTTACCACCTACCTTAGTTCCACCGCGCTCAATAGCGAGCTTACGGATAGAACGGGCCAACTTACTATTCTTGCGGAACGCAAGGGAGTGGGAAACCATTTCCCGGGAACAACCCAACAAACTGGCTATTTTACCCACCTCACTGTACTCTACGACTATTCGCTCTTTCATAATTCACTGATATTAAATTATTATAGCGGGCGGTCGCGGACTCGAACCGCGGACCATGACCTCTCCCTTGCAGGAGTTTAGTGTGTTCTACCAACTGAACTAACCGCCCGGAAAATCTATCGAAGTTCTTGTATGGCATCCTCCGGAACACATATCACAGTCCAAACCTGGCCATCTTTCATATAATCGACATCATATTCACGACCGAAAGAACAAATGTTATAGTCCCAGTCGCGGATTACGCCATCAATAACTTCACCGTTTCTCTTGGTGATTCTTACACTTTGTCCCTTTTTAAATTTTGCTTCCAT